CTTAACGGATTTAAAATAAAAAACTATAATCAATACGGTTTTAAAGCTAACGTAAAGACATCGACATGCCCAATATGTAGCGAAGATAGAAAGAAGAAAACCGATAAATGCGTAATGCTTGATTGGGAAAGAGGTCTAGCTACATGTCAGCATTGCGGTGTTGTTTTACAGATGCACGAGTACATAAAAGCGAATCAGGAGATTGAGTACGTTAAGCCTCCTCAAAAAATTAATGACGATTTATCAGAAAAAGTCGTAAATTGGTTCGCTGGAAGAGGAATTGGATTGGATACAATTCGTCGTCTTAGAATATCAGGGGGACTTGAATGGATGCCTCAAACTAAGACGGAAGTAATGACTATCCAATTCAACTACTTCCTAGACAGCTCTCTAGTAAACATAAAGTACAGAGACGCTGCAAAAAATTTCAAGATGTTTAAAGATGCCGAAAAGATCTTTTACAACATTGATTCCGTAAGATTTACAGACGAAGTAGTGATCACCGAAGGAGAGGTTGACGTTTGCTCATTGGTGGAAAGCGGAGTATACAATTCAATTAGTGTTCCCAACGGATTTAATTTAAGCGGTAACATAAACCTAGATTACTTGACAAATTATTATGAGTTGTTCGAAAACAAGTCAAAGATAATATTGTGTCTTGATAATGACGAGCCAGGCAGAAAAGGTCAGCAAGAATTGATTAGAAGGTTTGGTGCTGAGAAATGTTATTTAGTTGATTTAAGCGACTGTAAAGATGCTAATGAGTACTTGGTTAAACACGGTGCTGAAAAGCTAGCAGAAGCCGTCAAAAACGCACCACAATGCCCCTTAGAAAACGTGTTGACTGCTGCTGATGTATCAAAGGAGTTAGAGAACTTTTATTTAAACGGACATCAAAAGGGGTATTCGATAGGACTGCCTCAGTTCGACAACATCTTTACAACGTATACCAAGCAGTTTATTGTTGTAACAGGATTCCCTTCATCAGGTAAATCTGATTTTGTGGATCAAATGTGTGTGGGATACAACATTCAGCATGGATGGAAAACTGCATACGCATCAACAGAGAATTTTCCTGCTTACCTACACGTAGATAAGGTAGTAAGAAAGTTTTATGGGATGAGACCCGACTCAACACAGGTAACTGACTTTGAGTGGAAAAAAACAGTACAGCACGTATCAAAGAATTTCTTTCACATTAACTATGACGATGGGTATGATTTGGTAAAGGTCCTTGCAAAGGCTGAGGAGTTGGTGAAAAGAAAAGGCATAAGGGTGTTGGTGATTGATCCGTACAATAAAGTACGTTACAAAGAAAAGATTTCACTATCAATAAACGACTACACAAACGCATACCTCAACCTAATAGATACGTTCTGTAAAAAACACGATGTACTTGTTATTCTTGTTGCTCACCCGAATAAACCCGAAAAGATTAATGGAGAATTGCAGCCTCCTACGTTCTATGATGTTAAAGGAGGTGGTGAATTCTATGACATGAGTCCTCATGGTCTGTTAGTGCATAGAGAAAGAAAGGATGACGAGAATCCTAGCAACCTGGTAACTGTAAAGGTGCTTAAAGTTAAGTTCGCTAACCTTGGGGTAAACGACGCTAGTTGTCAGTTCGGATGGAATGTAAACAACGGTAGGTATGATAAAGTTGTTGCAGGAGATACCATTTGGGACAACTCCAATTGGCTGTCTAAAGGCAATAAGTTTTCTGTAAATCAATTAGCGTTAAAGAACCTAGATAATTTGGCTGATGTCTTCTAAGAAAAAAGATGCAATTAACTTTTACCCAACTCCTGAAATGTATCATGCACAATCAGAATGTTTTAAAAACGATATATGTGCATACATTGTACCAACAAAAGACAAGTGTTTTGTTGAGTTAAATTACAAGGGAAACATAAAAAAAGGTAAAGAAATATTTGACTCACAAATAGAAGCATCCATGGTTATATGGAAATTATATGAGCATATTTATGAAAATCAAATAAAAGTTTTGTAAATTGTCAAAAATTTATTAACTTTAATATGTAATGAGTTTAAAGACACACATAGAGCTGGTCGAACAGTTTAATAAATCGTTTGGAATAACGATTGGAAAGAAGCCAAGAGCTCTTTCAGAATCAGAATACACCATGAGGTATAATCTGATGCTGGAGGAGCTTTCTGAGTATTTGGAAGCGTGTAAGAACAATGATCTTGTTGAGATTGTTGATGCTATAGTAGACATGCAATACGTTTTAAACGGATTTATTATTGCTCATGGGCTTCAAAAACATTTCGATGAATTGTTTAACGAGGTTCACAACAGCAACATGAGTAAGCTTGAAAACGGTAAGGTATTAAAGAGACAAGACGGAAAGGTTTTGAAGGGAAAGAACTTCTTTCAACCTGAAATCGAAAAAATTATAAAGAAATGACGGTAGAGGAAGAGATTAATAAAGTTTTTCATTACAAGACTTGGACTGTAAAAAGGAAAGTCGATCGTCTTCTTGAAATCGATGCCACCATGTACACAAACCTGGGCACTGATTCAACAGATAAAGAAAGAAAGAGAACAAAGGCAATGAGTAAAAAGATCTATAAAATGATCTTAAACATTTCTTCTTTAGATGGGTTCTTATTAAGAGCTCACATGGATGAAACGGTAATAACTATTGAAGACTAATGAAGTACGGATCATTTGTTATAAGGTATTTTTCAGAACTAAACGATCTGATCACCGATATCTATGAGGCTATAACGGATGAGGAATTTGACGTTGCTAAAAATAAAATTAATAAGCTTATCTACCAGCTTCAAGAGTTGAGAAAGCTTTTACACGACAACAATGAGTGATGACTTTAAGAAATACATTTTAGATCACTATCACAAAGGCTTTACAAACAAAACCATGTTAGCCAGGATGTCTTTAAAGCATTTCAACATTAAAGATAAAACGGTAGAGAGTCAACGTACTATCATAAGAAATTTTCTCCTAAGAGAAGAGCGAAAGGTCAACAACCCAGCTCTTGATATAGCTTGCCAAGAAAGAGGGATTGACATAAACACAGTTGGTATTGCATGGCAAAAAGATAAAAAATGGTCAATTCAATTTAAACCCTCGGCAACAGAAGGTCCTTCATTTGAAGAAATGTTAAAAGACCACATTGAAGACGTTAAAAAACACACATTTAAATATGAGGAGATTAGGCGAGAAAAACATCCTTCTTCTAATTTACTTGTCATTGATCCTGCTGATATACATATTGGGAAGTTAGCAACTAGCTTTGAGACAGGTGAGGACTACAATTCGCAAATTGCGGTTAAAAGAGTGAAAGAAGGTGTTCAGGGTATACTAGATAAGTCTAGTGGATTTAACATTGACGCGATACTGTTTATAGCTGGAAATGATATTTTGCACATAGACACTCCAAAGAGACAAACCTCTGCTGGAACTCCACAGGATACTGATGGAATGTGGTATGAGAACTTTTTGGTTGCTAAGAAATTATACATTGACGTGCTAGACTCTTTGATGAGCGTAGCGGATATACATGTAATGTATAATCCATCAAACCACGACTATACGAATGGTTTCTTTTTAGCAGATGCAATCAAATCATGGTACAGAGACTGCAAGAACATTACTTTCGACACGTCTATATCACACAGGAAGTACTATAGATATCATAACAATCTTATTGGAACCACTCACGGAGATGGAGCTAAACAGCAAGATCTTCCAATATTAATGGCTCAAGAAGCTAAGGAAGATTGGTCAAAAACTAAACACAGATACGTTTATACGCATCACGTTCATCACAAGGTATCAAAAGACTACATAGGAGTGACTGTAGAGGCTTTAAGGTCTCCATCAGGCACAGACTCTTGGCATCACAGAAACGGATACCAGCACGCACCAAAAGCTGTTGAGGGCTTCATACACTCAAAAGAACATGGGCAATTGGCTCGACTAACACATTTATTTTAAATTATGGCAACAACTGAAAAAAAATCACGATTAGATTCTTTACAAAAAGAGTTAATCACTTTAAAAGCCAACTTGATTGGTCTAAATTCCAATCTTCAAGAGCTTCATGCGATGATCGTTACGGTACATCAAATCACTAAAAACCTCAGCGGATACGAAGAGTCATTAGAGAAAGTGAAAGAACTAGCTGCTCAGAATGTTGAGAAAGCTGAAGAATCAAATGAAAATGATGGAAATTAGATTTTTCCCAATATACGGATTGGCTGCTGGTCTTAATTACTGGGATTCATATATGGATTATGAAGAAGAGGAAATTAAGGAAGAAGGAGAGAGCGTACATATTTTTCAAATATTAGCTTTGATAGGAGGAGTTTCTTTCATATGGTATAAACAAGCTTAGTTTAGTTTATAATTAGTTTTTTTTGTTTGCTCCTGGTTGATTAATTCGCCAGGAGTTTTTTTTGTATTTTTACAGTATGCTTAAAGACAAAATACTATTTAACAAGGAGCTTTCTGAGAATCAAATAGATCTTTTTGTGGAGTACCTGGCTAAGGTTGGTGTTTACGATAAGCTTTATTATAATTACATGTATGTTGAGATTATTGATGATGTTAATAGCTCAAGTGTAATGTATAGGATGATAAAAAACAGCAAGATCCATTACCTCTGCGATAGATACCTACTCACAATAAATGAGGCTGTATTGTATTGCTTTAATTCATTTGAGTTCTTTCAAGAACTAAGAGAAGTGCTATATTGGAGCAATATAAATGACTATAAAAAGTATATGCCTTGTACTGGAGAAATACGAACAAATGAAGGTGTTGAGCCAGTTGTTGAGAACGATTATTTAATCGCTAAAGGTGAGAAAGAAGCAATGTCAATGTTTCGTAGCATAGGATATAATGATATAATGTACGTAATAGATGTCGACGAATAAATTTCCATGCGTAGGATGTGGAGCTTGTTGTAGGAAACTAAACCTACTGAGCAAAGAACAGCTAAAAGAAGTAAATTTAAAGGCTAGAGAAGATGGTAGCTGCGTAAACTTAAATGAAGACAACAGCTGTGCCGTGTACGAGGATAGACCTGAAATATGCATTGTAAGCAACAGAGGAACAGAATACACTACAGAAGAATATCATAAAATGGTTGCAGAAATATGCAACGAATGGATGGATGAAGAAGGATCCGATTACCCTAGAATAAACTTATGAGAAGAAAGACTAAGTCAAAACAGATCACAAGACACACAAAAGTTAACGAGGATGGTATTCAGTTCGCATCAAAACTAGAACTGTACATGTATAGACAACTCAAAAAAGAAAAAATAAAAAATCATTACGAGGGAAAAACATTTCAAATAGTGGAAGGTTGCAGTTTTGATATGGATTCCTGGGAAAAAACCAAAGGAAGTAAACAGCTAACCGATAGAGGTAATAAGAAATTACTCGGGATCAAATACACGCCAGACTTTATAGACGTAGAGGATCCACCTAGATTTATTATAGAAACAAAAGGCAATCCAAACGAGTCTTTTCCGATAAGATGGAAGCTATTTAAAATGCATCTTGTAGAGAAAAAAATAAACACAAAGCTATTTATGCCTAGGAATCAAAAAGATTGCGATCAGGTTGTTGCTTATTTAAAAAAA